TCGGTGCCACCTACCAGACTCGCACTGGAAAATTTTCCCTGTTACGACACCATCCCGCCCGAGAAACCCAAACCCGAACGACTCCGCATCGCTCGTTTTGAGCCATACACTCGCGTAGACAATATCGCCGTCTACTACGCCCACGAGCGGCGTTTCGATAAACCCCCACGCGATCGGCGGCATCGGAAACATGTCCGCGGTAAACGCTATCGTTACAGGACTGCCGTCCGCGGCTGCCGTGCTAACGTTCGTCCACGACTCGAACTCGTCCGGGCCTACGCCTAGCACGTTAGGCATGAGTTCGCACAGCGCCGCAAACTCCCACGGCCCCGCGCGCAGGCGGTCGCCGCACTGCGCGCCCCCCGTAGCGCTACGCGGGCCGACTCGGTTGAACATGCGAACGTCCGGGTTGCCCGCCATGAGTTGCGCGAACAGCTCCAGCAACTCCAGCGTCGGGCTATCCGGCCCGTTCAGGATCGCGCGGATGCGCGCGAGGCGTTGCGCGTCGGTCAATGGATTGACCGGCACGCCCACGATCCGCTCCCACGCGTCGAGATCGGTGTTGGCGTTGTCGGGGATCAGTTCTTCTAGGATCAGGTCGTAGTCCGCCCCGACGCGCGCAGGCTCCCGCGCGAGTGCACTTAGCAGTAGATGCAGATCGTCAGCGCCGGCACTTTGATCGGAAGTCGCCCATGCCGGCCCTTCCGGCAGTAGCCGGCCGAGCATCAACGCGTGTTCGATCGCGGTGAGGCTCATGTGAACGTCACCGTTCCCAAGATGGCCATCTCGTCTACGTCAGTGGCGATGTTGCCGATCGGCGAGGTGAGCGTGTGACTAGTCTCGCCCGCGGCGGCCGAGATGGCGGCGTGTATGCGGCTGATATCCAGCGTCGCGCCGGGTTCGGCCTCGCGTAGAAAAAAGTCGGCGAGTTCCAGCTCGACGGCGGCGTGCACGTCCGCGGTGTTCGGCACGACCGACATCGTAAAATGAACCAGTACAGGCGCTAGCGGCGTGATCGAGACGATCACGGTGATAGGCGCCTTACTTTGAACGTGCGCGCGGACTTGTTCCGCTTCGGCGGGATCGGGCAGAATCGCAACGCCCGGCCCGTCGTTATCCCGAGTGAACGCCACGGCCACGGCGCCAGGCCCGATCGCGTACTCCCACGCGCGGGTAACGCCGGGAACCTCGCGAGCCCACGCGACGTAGTCCCCGATACCGCCGCCGGCTGCCGTCTTTTGGATCACGCCAAGTAAGCGCGTGAGCCCCTGCGCCTGCGTCTCGACGTCGGCGCCGTCGATCAGTGTGGCTACAACCACGCCCTCGCTATCCACCCCGGCTATGGGCGTGGATAGCGTAAGCGGCTGGCCGGGTTCGTTGTTCCCGGCGGAGCCTTCGAAACCGGGCTTGCCGGCGATCCCGACGTCAACCGTTCCGCCGGTGCCGATCGAAACGGCGTTGCTCGTAATGTAGAGCTGGCCATCCGCGCGCGATAACTCGGTACCCACGGGGATCGGCGTCCCGGCGGTTCCCGTGAAACGATAGGTGCCGGTCCAGCACGTCGCCGGCAGTTGGTAGACTTGCCAGACGGCCGCCCACCTCCAGAAGTGCGCCTCGTCGGCGGTGTCGATAAAGGACTGCGCTTTGATGTACGAGCCATAGGCGTACTGCCCTTTGGACTGCGCCGCTTCCGCGCGCACGAGGGCGTACTCGATCGTCGCCGCCTGCGGGTCCACGCCGAGGACCGCGCGAAAGTCCCCCTTGATTCTGGCTAGGATCGCCTGGAACGTGGGAACTGTAAACGCCATGCCCTTCGGTCGCTATAGTAACCGTTCAACCTTGTAGTGTCACGTCCCATATCTCGACGAACGCCAGCGCTACGTCCCCCGGCCGCTGAATCCCAATTCGGCCAGCCAGCACCCACGCACCGCCGGGCCGCTCCTGGATCTCTAGCTCGTCGACCGTGACCGAATCGGCAAGGCCGTCCTCGATCATCCATTCGAGCGCTTCTTCGGCGTATTTTTTGGCTAGCTGCAACGTCTCTTGCGTGGCCGGCATGTTCTGCACGATCCACAGCTTGCTCCCGTACTTGCGCCCTTCGACGTCCGGGTACGAGTCGCCCCACCAGCCTTTCAACTCGCCGTTGTCAGGGACCGGATCGTCCGGATCGGCCCGGCTCCACGTCAGGAGCGAGAGCAGCACGCGCGTCTGTAGCGACTCGTCCGTCTCCAGCGACTTTGTAACTGGATTGACTGCTACGTTGTATTCGAAATCGGTCATGTGGCTTTCACCTTAGAGGCGGCAAAAGTGGGTCCAGTCGAAGGTCCGCCCGGCGGAGTTGGATCGCCCGGCGCAGGCGGCACGTGTGCGGCATTCCAAGCCGCCAAAGCAGCCACAAAAGCCTCAGTTCCCGTAGCTCCGATTCCCGCCGCGAGCATCGTTGACATCGCAGACGTAAGTTTGTCGGCAAGTACTACAAATTCCGCAGCGCCGATTCCGCCACCCAGGTGCACCGTTCCATCCTTGCCGACGAACACCGCGTAAGTCCCGAGGTAATGCAGCCCGCCTTCGCCCTCGGCGAGTACATCCTTCGGCATCGCGCTCCGCTTGTGAGCGCCCACCATAACCGCCGCAGACGTCTCGCCGCACGGGGCTAGGAGCAAGTGCTCCGCGCCCACTGGGACTCGGAAGTGCAGCCCCTGCGGCTGGAAATTCTCGACGGGCGGGGTTATTCGGTCACCGAGCCATTGCGCTTGATATCGCTCCCCCGATCGCGTCACGACCGCGCGGACGCACAGGTTGATGATCTTGGTGCTGAGGGCGCGTACGCTTAGCATTGTTCACCGCTGCTGCACGGGTTTCCTCGTGCGCTTGACCTTCGGTCGACCGGCCTTCGTGACCGGGTTCAACGCTTCGTCGGGCCACTCAAGTAGGGAAAAAGCTTGTGGTCGAGTGAGTTCGATCTGGGTCGTGAGTTCGTGATTGTTCACGTCGATCGTGGCTGACACGAGCAGCAATTCCTCGTCGATGCCCAGCGCTTCGTCCTTCACGCGGTGATGCACGCCGGGGGTCCACGGCATGCCGAGTTCGTCCAGCACCCCAGGCATGGTGTACTGCACTCGAATCGCCCGCCCCGCGCGGACGTTTCGCTCCCACTTGCCGCGCTTCTCAAGCTGCGTGCGGTCTGACGCGGAGTCGGCTACGACCACCAGCGGCCGATAGCGCTTGACCTCGGGATCCGTAATCCCGTCGACCTTACGAGTCACCGTCACCGCGTCGCCATTCTCCGCCGTAGCGGCCGTCTGCGAACGTAGGCGGTACTCCGAAAACCGATCCTGAATGTCCTCGGAATATTCGCGCTCGATCGCTTCGCCGACGGGGAGATTGTACGCGTTCCCGGAAAACGATACCAGCTGCAACATGCCCACGTCCCCGGAAGCGAGGGTGTGACACAGGTAGCCGCGGTTTTTCACCAGCCGATCGAGCGCATCGTGGACCGACTCACCCTCCATGATCGCAAACTTCGGAAGCTTCTCGTTGTCCGGCGTCTGCTGCCTGACAGCCAAGCCGAACGGGGCAACCAGATCGACAGCGATATCCTCGGCGATCTTATTCTCCCACGCGCCGCCCTTATGCACCGCCGAACAGTCCACGAGATCCCCAGTCTTCGATCGCCCCGCCGCGGTGAGCGTCCACGCTTGCGCGTTGATCTTGAACGTAACGACGTCCACGAACCCCGTGATCAAAAGTTCTGTACCGAAACGCACCTGGCACGCGGCCCCCGTGCGGATCGGCCACGGCTCCACGTGATCGCTCCAGCGATCGATATACGTCAGTTTGAAAGTGTGCGCGAAACGGTCGAGGGACCGCTCAATGTTGACGTCGATCCAGCCCCGGTACAGCTTGCCGTCGACCGTAAGCGTGATCTCGTCGCTCGCGCTCACGACGTCAAAACCTCCAGCGTCGTCCGGCCGGGAACCATCATGGGGTGCACGACCTGCGGATTCCGTTCGAGCATTTCCTCGAACCGAGTCGCGTCGCCGTACAGGTGGTAAGCGATCGTAACCATCGGCACCGTGTCAGCGGTCGTATACGTCGTAACGTCGGCAAGGTTGGCGGCGATCTCCCCCAGATACTGCGAAATCGCAGCACTAAGATCCCGTATTGCGTCGAAAACCTCTACGGCTGGCTCGACACCCGTGATCGCGTTGTCGGAAAGGTTGGCGAGCGCATCCTGAATAGTCTTCAACATCGAACGTGCTTCGTCGGCACTTGCATAGGTTGAGTTCGCTGCGGCCATGGTCGCGCTGGAGAGCGCGCTCGCGCGCACCGCGATCAGCATCTGTGCTCGGTTGTTCCGTTCTGCATCGCGCGATGGCGTATCGATAGCGGCCGGTTCCTCGCTCGACGCACCGAGTGCCGAACTAAGAACCACCACCTCCTGTAGGCTACCGATCCCGCGCCGGTTACGGCCTTTCACGGTGTTTATGGACTGCACGACGCTCGCGATCGTGGCGTCGACCACGTTATACAGAAGCCCCGGCAAGTTGAGCAGCATAGACGCCTCGTTCGCGATCCGCTCGATCTGCGCGGCGTAGTGCGCGGGGACGGCGAGGGCGTGGCCGATAACGGCGTTCATGTCCGTCAAATCGTCGATGATGATATCGAGCACCTCTAAATTAGAAGCATTTACGAAGTCCGGCACGTCGATCGAATAGTCCCTTAGCAGCGCCTCCCCCGCAACGGTACGCAGCTTGCGCGCCTCCAGCTCGCTTGTGGCTTTCGCGTCAGGACGCGGCGTCTGTTCGATCTCGTCGCGCGCCTCGATCGCGTTGAACTTGATCTCAATGAGCCCGCCCTGCTCGGTCGACTCCACGAGGCTCGTTACGCCGTCCGTGACGACGTATACGCGGCCGTAGATCGGGTGCACCAGGAGCTTACGGCCCGGTGCTTCTAGCACCTTGATCAGGCGGTCGCGCTGGTCGCGAAGTGATGGCGGCTGGCTCCCGGAAGG